TGGACCAATTTTACATGGACTGGGCGAATCCTTTCCAGTAATGTGCTGAGTCTCTACCGATGGAGCTATCAAGTATCGCGCATCCAGCTGACCAATGCACTGGCTGACCAAGCTATCGGCGATATTTTCATAGAGACCATTACGGCTTACAACCTGTACGAATGGGACGCGACGACTACAACGCGGTTTGGTGATGGCACACTAAAAAGCTTGCTGCCGGCTGGTATCTCAATTACACCAATTGCTGGTGTCGTGTTGGTTCACAATTGGATTGACGAGACTGGGCAAATTCTCTATATCTTTGAACGCAACAATGGAGCACAATGCGCTGTCTAATCCTGCTTATCATCATCCTTGCCGGCTGTCAGAGTGGTGGCGCCGAGATTGCGCGCGGTTCAACCGAGATAAGCGACCTCGCTCACCAATCGCGCGGACGGTTTGTGTACATCAATTCTGAGGCGCAAGTAGTGAACCCCAACATGAGTGAGATTGTCCTACAGTCAGCGGCTGGCATTGAAGAGCAAGAATCCATAATTGAATCTGTAGCGCGCATCATTCACAGCCTGCCCGGTGTGCGGGACATAACGCCATGGTGGGCTGAGGCATTAACTTGGATACTGATATTCCTGTCGCTGATTGGTACTGTGGTTCTCATGGCGCATCTTGGCGTATTCACTTTTATCCGCAGTGTGTTTAGCTCGATCACCATTACGAAAAAGGCTCCCAGTGCCTAACCAGTCAGTTTGCTGTTGTGGTCCCGGTCCATGTCCAGTGCTTCCAATGCTTGCCCTGTCGAATGGGTTATGCAATTTTGCTGGCACTGTGGTTGGATTTGATCCTCATTCCAGTTTCAAGTCGCCGTTTGACCAACCAATTATGAAAAGAGAATTCATTGGTTTTGCTTGCCCGCCTTGCTGCGCCGCTGGCTGTGTAGGGTATTATGAAGGTTGGGGGCATACATGCAAAAGATTCTTACCAACAAGCAGTGCCACAATAAACGCTGGGCAACAGGAATATCAATTCTATGGGGGCAATTCATGCAGTTGTTCGGGATCGTCTCCAGACACCTGCTATCTATGTTTGTATCAGCCAGTGGCGTGGGTTCATCCATCATTCTCGATTCCTAGTGCTTCGGCTGAATGTGGATTTATCACTAATTGGGATGTTAATTCTCCGTGTTCGGCAGACCCCGCATCAGTCAAAAGTGGGTGGACTATTCCATCTACTATTCGATGCAATTACCCAAATACTCCTACAACCTATGCTCCCAACCCATTCATAAGATCTAAATTTGAGCATATGGTTGGTGGAATTGTGTCTGGGGTATCATTTTTGAGGGCGGCTTTGGCATATCGAACCACACCGGGAGGTGCGCCCCCTGACCTTTCGCCGTGTGTTATGATGATTGTAAAATGTTGCGTGACTGGTATTTTTCGAGATTGTGGTGCTACACCGACCGCAACAACGACCGCAACATACAGATCATATTGGAATGGATCAGATACATTGGCGCAATGGCTTGCCAAAGGATTGACTTTATTCAAGGTAAGTGTGAACGATTTTACGGGCGGATCTGGGACTGTGACTGGTTTACTTGAAAGCGCATATGACGAAGGTGGACCCCCACGACCTTGTTTTTTTACTGGACTCGGGAATTGTGTTCCAATTGGATCCACAAACTTTGGTAATATTGGTACCACTCACACAATGCCTATAACATTAGAAACACAGTCATGTGTTGGGGCTGACCCTTACAACATGACCCCATTACAAACCATGCCTGATTGCTCGTCGTGGATACCCAGTATCCATATTACCATTTCCCTATGACAGATGGCGAAACAATCGTAGATAAGGCAAAGCTATACGCTGAAACGCTGTTGAAAGCGGCTCAGAATACTATCAGCTATGCGCGCGCTGAGGCTTCGGTATTCATCTACAACATCACACCGGAAGAGATAGCGGCACGGCTCACGAGCTGCAAATCCTGCGAGAAGCTGACGAAAGATGTTTCGGCTCCGGTTGGCTACTGCGGCGCTTGCGGCTGCGGCAAGAGTCCGCGAGCTGAGCTAAGCATCAAGGCCACCATGCCGGCGGCGACTTGTCCACTGAGTCGCTGGGTACAGATTTCTTGCAAAATGTCAGATGCTGAGCTTGATGCGGTTATTGTGCCTAAACAGGTCACTGTGGCTACTACCCATATCTCGGATAAAATACCGCCAACACTTGATGAACGCAGGGAAATTCAAGCCGCTAGTAGGGCAAAGATTCTTGGAACTTCTTTGTAGGTTTCCTCGCAAACTTAGACTGCGTTGGCGCTACTGTTGGGATGTCTGAGGTGTCCGGCGCTGGTTCAAACCTTGGCGCCATAGTGGGTCCCCAGCGGATGCAAGCACGCTCAATTGCTGGTAATGATCGCGCGCGGACATCCATCAATGTCTCACCCTCAATCTCACGGATGCTCACGACAGTATCAGCCCGTCGCGCCCACGCGCCTGCACCTGCGGCCATGTCGACTGTAGCCCTTTGTGACCCAGCGGCACCCTTAGGTGTGTGGTGAATCATCATGATCACGCACTGCAAATCCTCCGCGACTGCAACGATTGAACCCATGGCAGCTGTAGCCTCAGCGTTATCGTTCTCATCTTCGACTGGGAAGTATGCGGACAGCGTATCAATGATGCACAGCCCAGCACCTGACTGGCAGATACCTTGCCGGATGGTGTCGCAAGCCGACTCAATCGACCGTCTAACCGTACCGCGAGCGGACAGCAATTGCACCCGCCTACAAGCCTCTGTGGTGGGCTTGCCAGCGTCAAGCATTCTCAGGCGCATACGCTCAGCGATGACCTCACGCGGGCATTCAGCGTCTACATACAGCACTGGGCATGGTTCGCATGATTGAGTACCACCCCATCGACCACCTGCACTACAGGCTATTGCTAGGTCCAGTGCTAGCCATGTCTTTTTGGCCTTGGCTTGACCTGCTAACAGCACGACCTCACCGGCGCGCGCGATACCGTCAATGATGATGGGCCTAGGTGGGATATGTTCAATGTCCCCGATTGTCGACAGCGGCACGACTGGGCGCAGCAGTGCGGCCGCAAACAACTCTTGCGCGCGCTCCATGTTCAGCCAGTCCAGTGCGGCTATCTCATCCTGCTGCTCTACAGCTGCGGCGCAGATCGCAGTTTGCACCTGCTCCAGTATCGGGTCCAGCCAACTGCTGAAGTCCATACCACTGGGCGCGGGAAGTCTGACCAGTCTGCGATACAGCGCAGCTGGGCTTTGCTTGTAAGCCATTTGTCTAATCCTTTAGAATGGAATGTTTTCGTCTATATCGCGCGGCTTGGACTTAGGCACAAACACCTTGATAGCTGGGCGCTTTTCAAACTTCGCCACTGGCTTCGGGCGCTCTTCCTCAGGTGCCGGATACACCCGCAAGCAGTCCACTCGCTTACCGCTGAAATTGGTCTTTTCGCTGCGGATGAAGATGGCCTGTCCTACCCAGTTATCAGACTCGGGGCCAAATGCGTCAGCCAAACTAGTGAGGTTGGTCTTGTTCATCACAATATCACCTTCCTCAGTGACCAGCACTAGCTTGTCCTCACCATTCAGATCCGCTTCGCGCATTCCAGTCACGCGCGTTAGCACATCCCCTTCAACATCGGATGCTTTCATAAATTGTCCTCGTGTGTACTTTGAGATATCCATGCGTCAGCCTTTCGTAAAGTTGCTATCCAGTTCAATGATTGATACGGTTTCTGATTCTGTCATAACCAAATGTTCATCCAGTCCCAGTTTGCGGATGGCGCCAACTTTCCATGGGTCGCTGCCCAGTACGCCATACTCCCCACGACTTATGAAACTGAAATCACCCCCATAGTGATTCAACAGCGCTTCAACACAGCGCTTATCGTCCCGGACATCGTAGGATTTCTTCTTGCCCAGTTTTAAACCCTTGCCGGATTCACCCCGCCAAATTGGACGCGCAACCCAGCGCAGGTGATCCGGCAAGATGGTTTTTGAAACCTCATCGCTGAGTGTTTTGACGCTGCGCTTTACCAGTGTCACAACATCAAACAACATCAACGCTTGATCGCTAGTCAACTCCTGCCCATCAATGCTTGGCAGTGATTCCAGTGCCAATTTGAGTAGGCCGTTGGCGCTGGCGATGGTGGTTACGGTGTGTTCTACGGTCATGGTGTGCCTTTCATGTTGTAACGCATCCCGCAACTTTCTTTGTCAAGTTTTATAAATTCCAAAATTTGTGTTTCTGTTGAGTAGCGTTGGTTTTTAATTTTTATAGAAGCCAACAAATTGTTATTATGAAAACGCCAAATTGAGGCACTTGAAACTGGTCGAGATGTTTTTTCTGTGATGAAATTTATGATTGCTGACACTGGCAATAATTTCTCCCCACTTATTGCATGGTAGATTGCAAATTTCTTTTGCTTATATGGACCCCTACGCCTTCTCATTGGCGCAGGATTACTAAATACTTTGGCACCTTTTTTCGGGCCAAATATCAAATAACGCAGAGCTGGCAATATCCTTGAAATCATTGCTTGTCCTCCCTCTTCGCCAGCACAGCATCACACACACACAGCAAGCCAAACAGCGTTGCGAATCCGAGTAGGTACATCATGACTGCCCCCCCATGATCCGCATGGTCGTCATGACCAGCGCGCGCCGGGCTGTGGCGATAGTGGATATCACACCGTCATTGGGTACCGGCAAGCCGTCAATCACATCCCCAATCGAATCAGCTGCGTTCCTGATTGCGTGGCCAAGGCTCGAGCAACGCTCCCTCTCAATTCTCACCTTCGCGCGCTCAATCGTCAGCTCACGCCGACATTCCGTGTTCTCTTTCATTGCCCGTTTATACAAATCGTTCATAGTCAGAATCCTTTCTAGTTTTGAGTTCCGTTCTCAATATTTCAACCGTGCTGGGCGCATCTATCGAAATGCGCGCCCTGCCCTCATGGGCTGAATCCAATTTGATAATGATGATTTCACGCAGCTCAGTCTTGAGCTCGATGGCTTCGCCAACTTTGCGAGTGAGTGTCAAATACCCCATGATTTCCCCCCATAAATAAGCGTAAAATAGCGACCTTTACTATATGTTCTGTAAAACTGAGCATCTAGACTAGGAGTGCTTTCCATTGTGGTTACCGACTTACTTTTGCACTATTAGCGCTAATCAGCGCTGTTCTGGCGTGATTTTCAACGATAGCTGATAATCGCCTGAGTCCAGCTGCGTAATTGGCTACATGGATGACAAATGACATACCATCTTCCAATTCGTCAATTGGTAGGCAAATCCAACAGTTTTTGTTGAAATCCTTACACACACACCAGCGCCCGGCTTCTCGTCGAGCGCAGTCAATCTTGGCTAATGACACCCTGATTGACTGTGTGGAATCCGTTCGCATGAGCGTTACACTACCCAAGATAGGCTGTATTTGTCAACCTAATCACCACAAATACCCCTGCAATTTTCTGTAATATTTGCTAAATCAGCGTTAGGTTTCTGTTTGGTTTCTCTCTCAAGTAACCAGTTAAGGTTTTGAGAGGGCCCCTTTCTTAAGGGAAAGGGATATCAAAACCCTTAAATACATGAGATTTTTAGGATGTCAATAGGTAAAATGATAATTTTGTTAAATTTAGTACGAATGTGGATAACTTGTGGATAACTTATGATCATGAGCGCAAGTCAACGAAGAAAAGGTGCTGTTGGGGAACGCGAAGGTGCAGCAGTCTGTGAGATATTTGGCCTGAATGTCAGCCGCCAAGCACGAAATGGCGTGGATGGCGGTGCTGACCTTGCCGGTGATGGAATTGTGATTGAGGTCAAACGCCGTACAGCTATGGTGTTGGAAGGTTGGATGAAGCAAGCTGAGGAAAGCCGTGTTCGGCCAATTGATATCGCTGTTGTGCTAGCTCGTCAGGATTCTAGCGATTGGATACTGAGTATCCGCATGAAGGATTTCGATGAATTCATCAGGCTAACCAACACACACAGGCTAGCGATAATGGAGCATGATTAAGCGTGGCAAGTCGAAGTGGCGTGGGTCTGCTTGGTCCATGCTGTCGCGATCTATTCGCGCGCGTAATCCGATATGTGAGCGCTGTAAGGAAGCGTTCAGCACAGAGGTGCATCATACTATTCCGCTTTGGAAAGGCGGCTCTCTACTTGACCCTCGCAACTGTGTTGCGTTATGTCATAATTGCCATTCAAGCGCTGATATCCTCATTATTTCGCAAATAAGGCACAATTACAGAGCAACACGCATTATTTCGCAAATAACGCCATTTATAGGTCAGAGGCCCGAGGGGGCCAATCTCAAGGGTACCGCCATTAGGGGTCATGCTTGCGAAAATCTGCGACCTAAACCCAAGCGTGAGTCACTGGGGAAGAAATTAACATGGACAACGCGACTCAAATAGCGCGCAAATATATTTCCGAAATCGCTGGCGGTGAAATAGTTTGTAACGCTTGCGTGCATGGCTGGGCTGTGGAAACTTTGGCGGTCATGGATTCGTGGGACTGGGCGAAGTTGGAAAGTTACGCTGAGTTCATCGGCGGCATTCAGCAAGCGACCGGGTCCAGCGCCGGCAAGCCGTTGGTTCTGTTACCGTGGCAGTGGGCGACTGCGGCCCAGCTGTTTTGCGATCCGACTTGTAAGGTTCTCTTGGTGGTGGTAGCGCGCGGCGCCGGCAAGACGGAGTTGGCGGCTTCGATCATGGCGTATCAAATGATTACTGGTGGCGAGAAACAACAGTACTACGCCATAGCGCCCACGCTCAGGACGGCCTACATCATGTTCGACCGGTTGCGGACCATGACGAAACATTGTGACCCTGACGCTATAGCCAATGACGGCAACAGCCTTGCCAACAACGGCGGCTGGGTCAAGGCGGGCGGGAGCATCATGCGCGCCCTGCCCTGCACAGAAACGGCTATGGATGGTTTGGCCGCTAGGCTGATTGTGGGCGATGAGGTCAGCCGTATGGAGCGTGGGCTAGGTCGAGTGATCACCGGGCTATCCAAAGACTCCCTAGCGCAGATGCTCTGTATAACGACTCCTGACGCTCGGCAACGAACGCGCGCGATATGGCCCTACTGGTCAGCGCTGCAGGACCATTACATGACTGGTACCGAATCGCCCGCTGGCTGGAAGGGTATGTTTTATGGGTTAGAGGCTGACGATGATGCGCTAGATAGCGAGACTTGGATCAAGGCTCAGCCCAGTTTGGGCCTGACGGTGACCGCGGGCGCCATGCGCTCGAGCATAGAGGCCATGATGGGTACCCATGATCCTGAGCAAGTGGCTGAATGTGATATGCAGATTCTTGCTCGGCATAATGACAGGCTCAGCGGCGCGCTGGACCTTGCGATATTGGATAGGCAAATGGCAGCGCCCATTAACTGGGAAAGCCTCATAGGGTCCCCTTGCGTGATTGCTGTCGACCTAGCGCGCGGCGCCCAACTGGGTAACCATGCGAACCTTTCAAGCCTTGCGTGTGCTGTTTGGGACGCTCAAAACAATCGCTACTGTTACAAGATGTTACATTGGTGGGCTGGGCAGAACATCGAAGCGGACGAAAAGCGCTGCCACCAGCCACTACGGCGCTGGATTGCGGAGGGTCACCTTCGACAAATGGCCACCGAAATCCATGATATGGCGGTGATTGAGTCTGCGATTGTCGACCTAAAGACCCGGTATCAAGTGCGCTATGTTGGTGTTGATCCGCTCAGCCATCAAGAGTCAGCCTTGATCGACTGGCGCAAGCGTGGGCTGAATGTTACGGCGGTCGAGCAAGGTATCAGGACGATGGGACCGGCGTGGGCTTTATGGACTGACGGACTACGCGGGCGGTCAATCGTTCACCACCCGGACCCGGTGCTGCGGGCTTGTTTGTCAGCGACTCGGACGATTATCGACAATGCAGGAAATGTCAGACCAGTCAAAGGACGATCTAGTGGCAACATTGACGCCGTGATAGCCAGTTGCATGGCGGCTATGTTGTGTGAGCGTTTCCAAGTGGCGCGCGCGAGTAGCTACGAAAGTGGCACCATAGCCATATAAAAATCTTTGGAATATGTATTGACATTCTGTGACGGCTTGTACGAATCCCGTTAATGGGAATATTCGGAGCGCTTACCGGATGGTTTGGGCAGAATACTGCGACAAGTAATTATCTTGTCAGCATCGGCGATACTTTTCAAGCGACTTCAATTGCACGGCAAAAACTGCCTGCAATTGTGCGCGGTGTGACACTTGTCAGCGGTGATATTGGCAGATTGAATGTTACAGCCCAACGCGCGAACGGTGACCCAACAACAAACCCAGCGCTTGACCTAATTAACGGTGAGGCCAACCAATTTCAGTCCGGCAGCGCTTGGCGGGCTTGGATGGTCAGCACTTCGCTGCTTTACGGCAACGCTTACAGCTTCATTCAGCGAGACAATAATGGCGAAGCCATCGGACTATGGCCACTGTGGCCCGGGCGAATTGCCATCAATTGGCTGGGCTTTGACCCGATTTTTCTGCTCGATGGCAAGCAAATCGACCCATATCAGATTGTTTCACTGCTTGCCGGCCCCGGCGACCACAACAACCCATACCGATGCACTAGCCCGCTGGACAAATGCGCGCCGAGTCTGTCGCTAGCCATTTTGCAGGAGCGAGTGGCTACGGCTCTTTGTGAGTCGGGCCGAGTCGGCAAAATCAGCATAACACACCCCGGCACGCTGTCTCAAACTGCGAAGCTTGACCTACTTGACGCCTACACACGCAAACACAGCACGCCAGAAGGCGCCACCCGGCCGCTGGTACTTGACGAGGGAGTTAAGGTTGAAAGAGTTGGCGATGGGCAGTTACCCGGGATGCTCGAGGATAGGAAGTATGCGAACTGCGAGATTGCTCGCTGTTTGGGCATACCTCCACAGATGTTGTTTCAAGGTGACGCCGGCGCGCTCAGTTCACAGATTGAAATGCAGCGGCAATATGTAGAAACAACTATCGCGCCATGGTGTGATCGTTTCGCTACATCGCTGGCTTGCAAGATTCTCCCAGCCGGATGTAAGCTCAAATTTGACTACAGCGAACTGACGCGCGGCAACCTGCGAGACACCTCACAATCACTCAAAGATCTAGCGACCACTGGCGCGCTCTCAATCGACGATGGCCGCGCCATCTTGGGTATGGCGCCGACAGCCGGCGGCAATATGCCAATGTCAAAAAACACCCCAGCGGAGGCACCCACAAATGGCGATTGAATACCGGCAATCCGATGAAATCGTGACCGACAACAGTCAGCGCAAGATCACCGGCTACGCGGCACGGTTCAACGCCGACAGTTTACCCATGATGCACCGTGGGGAAATGGTGATTGAGCGAATCGCCCCGGGCGCCTTTCGTGACACGCTCGAGAATCCGGATGTTTCGATGTATATGCAGCATGATGACAGCGAACCACTGGCCAGCACACTCAGCGGCACGCTGAATCTGCGTGAGGATGATGACGGTCTAGCGTTCGAAGCGAACCTACCGGACACCCAGTTGGCGCGCGATGCAATCACACTGCTGCGCGCTGGGCTAGTGCGACAAATGTCTTTTGGTTTCAATGTGGTCAAGGATGATGTCTCGCAAGGTGTCCGCACCCTGCGCGCCGTCGACTTGGCCGAAATTTCACTCGTAGAGCGAGCCGCATATCCGCAAGCAAGCGCTGATGCTCGAAAACTCAAGAAAAAGGTGGTCACTGTGACCACTCTCAAGCTGCGGAATTATAAGGAAAAACACTCATGAAACTCTCTGAAATGTACGAAAAGCGTAAGGCTATCAGCACTGAAATTGACACAATTCTTGCTGCAAAGTGCACCCCCGAAACCGAAGCGCGCGCGGCCCAGCTGATTGATGATCAGGATGGCATGGACGGCGAGATTCGCAAGCAAGCGCTGCGTGACCGGGCTGACGCCGGCGGCATTGTGTCAACGATGGTTACTGGGCGCCCCACTGGCGAGTCTAAGAGCGAGTTCCGCAGCTGGATTGCCGGCGGCTTTCGCACCAACAATAACATGGAAATGCGCGCGGTCGAAAAGTCTGAACTGGGCGGGACTACTGATATCGCCTTGACAGAATTTACCCGCATGATGGATCGAGATTCAACCATTGCAGGCCTTGCAACGGTGACCACTGTTGACAGTGGCGCCCCGATTGTCATGTATCGCCAAGATGCACAAATCGCTTTTGTGACTGCAACTGTTGCTGAAGCTGGGTCATTCATTTCTAAGGACACGACAGCGCAGAAGGTGACTTTCACACCGGTCAAGAATGGCATTGTTACCACGGTTTCCAACGAAGCCTTGCGTGACATGGTTTGGGATGTTGGCGCCGACACAATTCGTCAGCACGCCGAATTTCACGCAGCGAACTGGGAAGCGGCTCACGGCCACGCCAGTTACGGATCTTACTCCACTGCGATTTTTAGCAAGGATGGATCGGTTGGCAATATCAATGTTGCCGACACAGCGGCGACCACTGCGGGCATCATTACGATTGCAGAGGCAACCAACATTGTCTACGGCTCCGGTCTCAAGACTGGTTATCTTCGCAACGCATCATGGCTTTTGCCAAACGCCTGCTGGGCTGCGACGATTGCACAATCAAGCACCAATATATTCCCCTTCGGCGGTGGCAACTTCCAAAGTGTTGCGCGCGACGGTATTGGCCCGATTGCACAGGCGACATTCTTGGGCTTCCCGGTGTACCTCTCCAATGCGATGGCTACCCCGGTTGGAATGGCGGGCGCTACAGCGTTCGCGGTGTTCGGCGACATTGCGCGCGGCTATCGCATCATTGCGGTTAACAGCGTTCCGTTCCTTGCGGATCCATACACCAGTGCTGCGAACGGTCAAACCCGATTCCTTTCTGAGACTCGCCGGCACGGTCAGATCCTTGACCGCAACGCGATGGTTTCTATCACGGCTTGATGGGTACCCATGCCCCCAGTAATCGCTACCAGTGACGCTAAGGCGCATCTGCGAGTGTTCCATGCACTCGACGATGAGTACATAGCGTCACTGGTCAGCGTAGTTGTGGCTGAATGGCAGACGGTTACTGGTATGTGTCTCGAGTCCACAACGCAAGCCAAAACTACGCGATTTGAAACAGCGCCAGTCGGTGGCATTTTCCGTTTTCCAAATTATCCAATTGACAAAACCACAGGCTTTTTCACACTGGACACGACGCCACTCGTAACAACCGAATTAGATATAACCCTATATCGCAGTATCCATAACCTTGTGGTATATGACGGTTCTACGCTGATTGACAGCGGCGCTTTCACTTTCCCCATGAGCATCACGACTCAGGCTATACCGCAAACCGATGCTCCTCAGATAATCCAAGCGCTCTTACTGCGACTTGGCTACTACTACAGTTTTCGCGGTGACGATCCCCAGCCGCCAAACTCAGATGGCTGGCTCATGCTAGCTGCGCGGCATCGGATCGGTAGTATACTGTGATCCCGATTGGGATGATGAAATCTTCGGCGGTGATTTATTCATACGCTGAGACAAAAGGCACAGACGGCCAAACAAGCGTTTACACGCGGTCGACGGTGATTGAGACGATTTGTTATATAGAATTGTCAAACAATCAAGATGTAACAAACCTCTCCGGCAGTGCCGGGATGGATACCACCACCATTCATATACCTTGGTTTCCCGATGTTGTGGTAGGCCATGTAGTGAATCTGCCTACGACTGGCGTTACAAACACAGATCCACAGTTTCAGATTACAGCCATTGAGGATGACAAGCAGCGCCGGCGCGTTATGAAGTTGACGCTGGTACGCATCGTTGGCGGTGGTGGTGGTGTTGGTGGCGGTGGCGGTGGCGGCATGACTTCGCTACAGGGCGCCTACGACAATTCGACGGAACCTGAGATACTCACAAGCCTGACGCGCGGTGCTGTGACATTCAAGCGTGGCACTGCAGCTGATACCGATGCGCTCATTGAGGGGCGAAACGGTGCCGGCACGGTCACTGCAACGCTGACTGGCGCCGGTGCGCTGAGTGTCAGCGGTGGCTTCACTGGTAGCCTGACAGGCAATGCTTCTACAGCATCGGCAGTTCCTTACACCGGGCTGACTGGAACCGTGCCGACTTGGAATCAGAACACGACTGGCAACGCGGCTACAGCCTCAGCGGTGGCGGCGAATGCGCTCACTGGCACAACGCTTGCGGCGAATGTCACTACATCGATTTTAACAAGCCTCGGCACGATTGGATCGCTGGTCGCAACGACTGCGGATATCGATGGTGGCACGGTGGATGGCGCAACGGTCGGCGCGACGACTCCTGCCAGTGGCGCGTTTACTTCATTGACCGCTACTAACGATTCATATTTCAACTCGGTGCGAATCGGTAAAGGCGCGGGAACCAACAACACAATCGTTGGCGTTTCCACTGGCGGTCAGATGGGCGCGGGCGCGGATTCCAACACGATGATTGGGTTTCAGTGCCAGTTTTGGCTGTCAACTGGCGACGGGAATACTGGGCTTGGGTCAAACTGCGCTCTCAACATACGCACTGGTTCGTGGAACTCTAGTTTTGGAATCAACGCGAACTACACA